AACACTAGGCGCAGACGAATGCACTCGCGTAGAGGGCAAAGTAGCAGACCAGATTACAAAGAGTAAAACACCTCCAACATCTTGGGGAAAACCTTGGTAATGGCATATTTACTAGACTTATACGTACTTGCAACTTCACTTGTGACTATCGCTAGTGTCGTTTGCAACTACACAGACACCCCAAAGGATGATGCGTTTGTTGCTAAAGCTTACAAAGTTTTAGAGCAATTTGCATTCCTAGGCAATAAGGCAAAACAATAACTAACCGCATGGAGAGTACCCTTTTAATGAGTGATAACACTATCTCAATACCTACGTGGGCATTACCTTTGGTAGTGTCTTTGTTTGTTGGTGCTATAAGCTATGGTGCGGCACAGGCTAATGCACAGGCCACCACTGAAGACGTAAAGCGTATAGAAGTCATTGTTAAAGAAACAGCAAGTAAGGCGCAAGCTAACGGTCAAGCTGTGGCTATAACGGACACAAAAGTAGATGCGATTGTTGACTCTCTGGCTAGACAGGAGAAAATCCAAGAGCAGACTAACGAGCAGATTCAGGCTCTAGTCCAAGCGTTGTTAGCTAAGTAATGAAGCTAGTAGTGGCTCTAGTGTTTCTTTTTAATGGTGAAATAGACCACGATAAGACGATGTATTTTCAAGAGCTAAACGCTTGCATGTATTACGCACAAAACTACAGCAGAAAACGAAGTCACTTTGAGCCTACGGAATGCAAGTGCAAATTAGCTTGGGTTGATAGGAAAGTAAAGGTACTAAAGTGAACACGTTAGTCTTTGTACTGATGGTTACGACAACTATAGATGACGTAGAAACTACTGAATCTTTTGGGGCTTGGAAAAACATAAATAGCTGTACCTACTTTGCTAGAGCTTTATCTTTACAAAATAGATTACCACATGAAAAACATAAACCAGAATCTTTAAAGTCTAAACTGTACAGTCTACCAGTTAATGCTTATTGTATACCAAAGTACGTTGACTCAGAAACTACTGAAATATTTTAAATTAGGTATAAAAGATGAGCGAAGACTTTAAAGACCCTGATGTTATAAAAGGTTTTATTTTAGCTTTGATTTTATTTATAACAACTATTACAATTATAGTCATGGAGCGATTTTAACAATGATTGAAGAAACTAAAGAAATGGTAGATGTAGCCGCGGCTTCAACTGCGGTATTAACTCTAGCGGCGTGGCTTCCTCCAACTGCTTCTTTGTTTACTATTGTTTGGTTAGGCTTACGCATTTATGAATCTGACACAGTACAAAAACTTATTTTTGGAAAAACCTTGACTTCTGACAAAAAATAGTGTATAATAATATGAGTATTTTAACTTCATTGATAAGTCCTGTAACTAGTCTTTTAGATAAAGTTATTGAAGATAAAGACACTAAAAACAACATAGCCTTTGAACTAGCGACTATGGCAGAGCGACATGCTCAAGAGTTAGCCAAAGGTCAGTTAGAGGTCAATAAAGTCGAAGCGGCACATAAGAACTTGTTTGTGTCAGGGTGGAGACCCGCTGTTGGTTGGTGTTGTTGTCTTGCCTTACTTTATTCTACAATTTTATCACCTATTCTAGGTATCTGGTTTACTGTCCCTCCTGTAGATAGTTCATTACTTACAACTATTCTTCTTGGCATGTTAGGTCTTGGTGGTTTACGAACTATAGAGAAAACAAAATTAGTAGCGAGAGATAAATAATGTCTTTTACAAAAACAACAGATACTTTGTTTTCGGGTTATAAACCTAAAACCCAAGATCCTTTTGATGACTCTGTAACACCTAAAAATTCTGTTGTTGCTCCTAAACCGTCAGCGCCTCAAGAAACGCAACCAGAAACTAAAGGGTTTGATGATGGCGGTATGTTTACTGGCCCAGAACCTACTGTTATATCTGATCCTGCCCCAGTAGCTTCTAACAACTATTCTGATCACATGAATATGATGAGTCAGGCTAATGCTCAGGTAGATGCTAATGGTAATCCAGTTTATGCTACTTATAGCTATGATCCTCAAAATGATACCTATACAGCCAATTACTCTGCCTTTGGCCTTACTGGAGACTCTGCTACGGAAACCTTTACTTCCGAACAATTCTTAGCAGACAACGATAGAACCTTTGCTAGTATGGTAGGCTATGGTACTAATAACGAATATACTGACCATATGAATTCTATGGCTCAAGCTAATGCTCAGGTAGATGCCAACGGTAATTCAGTTTATGCTACGTATAGTTATGACCCTCAAAATGATACCTATACAGCAGATTACTCTGCCTTTGGTCTTACTGGAGACTCTGCTACAGAAACCTTTACTTCTGAACAATTCTTAGCAGACAACGATAGAACTTTTTCTAGTATGGAAGGTTACGTTGCGCCCGTTGTTACTACTCTTAACACTACATTAGCATTAGGCGATGTTCCTATTTTTGGGTCTACTGACGAAGCTGTTACAGATTACTCAAGTTGGTTAGGTAGTATACAAGCCCAAAGCAGTGCTTTAACAGACGCGGCTATAGAATCTGGCGACTACAGTGGTGTTGAGGGTGTTAATATAAATGATATAAACCAAGACCCCATAAGAGTTTTAAAGAATTACTCTAACCAAGAAGTAGATGCTAAACTGTTAGAATACATTGAAGAAAACAACATAGCTCCGTACATAGAGTATGGGGATCAAAAGTTGTTTTTTAATACAGGGACTGAAACATCTTATCCTCTTTTAGCAGGGGACGCTCATCAAAACGGTGGGGCTTATATTTCAGCAGGGCCAATAGGGACTTACTCTACTGTTTGGATTGAGGACGATGGAACATTAGAACAAATACTAAACATACCTGCGCTTAATTTAGCGGCTATGTTTGTTCCTTTTGGTACAGCAGTTTTAACAGCGGCTAAAGCACTTAATGGTCAAACACTACACGCTTCTGATTGGGCTAAACTTGCTGTAGGTGGTTTAGAAGCTTCTGGTGTTATCGTGCCTCCTTCAGAAGTAGGTGGTGTACAAATAAGTGGTACTGGTTTGATGGGAACTACCTACCAACAATCAGTAAACATTATTAATGCGGCAGGGTCTGGAGATTTTAGCGGGGTTATTTCTACGTTAGTCGGTGGTGACGTATTAAGCACTATAGGTTTTGATGACGATACTTTACAAGGATTAGCTGATGCTAGTGGTTTAGATGTATCTGCTATAAATGACGGGCTGACTACTATTTTTTCTAGTTTAATAGAAGGGGACAGTTTAGTAGAAGCTATTACAAATAGCGGTGTATCCTTGTTCCTTGACGATCTTGGAAATGAAGGGCCGCTTAGTGAAATGTTGCTAAACGGAGTAGACGGTCTTGCAAGTATACTTGGTGAGTGGGGGGAAGCTCTTAACGGCAGTGTGCTAGCTCCTTTCCTAGACACAGTTGGTGACGTTGCGGATTCTTTACCTTTAGAAGAAATAATTAATGGGTTTCAAAACCTTAGCGGCTCTTTAAGTGATGTTGTAGTAGATGGTTTAGACACATTAACAAGCGGAGCTATGGATTTATTGGGTAGCTTTACTGACGATCAATCTGGCCTAACAATGGAAGATTTAGTTGTCAACATAGGTAACGCTACAGGTGATACTCTTGAAACAATAATGGATGCGGCAGGTATTTCTTTTGCTGAGTGGATAGAAGCTTCACCTCAAGAACAACAGCAAATGTACAATCAACTTAGCAATTTTTACTCTGACATTACTGATCTGTTTGATGAAGAGCCAGACTTTACACCTCCAGATGTTTCAACTATACCTGAGGACACTACAGATGAGGTAGAGGACACTACAGATGAGGTAGAGGACACTACAGATGAGGTAGAGGACACTACAGATGATGATGTTGTTGAGGACACTACAGATGAGTTTACAGACGAATATTTTGAAAACCTTTATAACACGTATGGAGATGCTTTAGACACCTTAACTTCTGAAACAGGTGTTAATATTGAAGACTTGATAAGTGGCGCAGGGACTAGCTTAGAAGACCTAGCTAACGCTACTGGTGTGTCTATTGAAGAGCTACTAGGTGGTGCTGAGACTAGCTTGTCTGACCTTGCTGATGCTACAGGTCAAACTATAGAAGAACTGTTAAACAATGCAGGGACTAGCTTAGAAGAGTTAGCAGAAGCTACGGGTACTTCTATTGATGAGCTTATTAGTGGAGCGGAAGGAAGCTTAGATGATTTAATAACTGAAACTGGAACTTCTCTTGAAGACTTAGTGGGCACTGCTAGTACAAACTTGGATGACCTAGCAACTGCTACAGGTACAACCTTAGAGGATTTGTTTAGTGCTACTGGTACAGCTATAAGCGACCTAACAGATACCGCGGCTACTAATTTAGATGCTCTTGCTGAAGCCACAGGTACTTCAATAGATGACCTTGTAAGTGGTGCGGGTACTAATCTACAAGACCTTGCTGATGCTACGGGCTTGACCATAGAAGAACTGTTAGATAATGCAGGTACTAACTTAGCAGACTTAGCCACCGCTACTGGCACTAGTATAGATGATTTAGTAAGTGGAGCGGGTACTTCTTTAGATAACCTAGCTGAAGCCACAGGTACTACAATTGATGATTTATTAACTACAGCGGCAGATAACCTGTCTGAGTTAAGAGACCAAGCATCTAGCGATTTAGTAGACCTTGCTACAGCTACAGGAACAAGCATTGATGATCTTATTGATGGTGCAGGAACTAGCCTACAAAACTTAGCCGATGCTACAGGTCAGACTATAGAAGACATGCTAGAAAGCTCTGGTACTACCTTAGAGGAACTTGCTACAGCTACAGGAACCACTATTGATGATTTAGTAAGTGGTGCAGGAACTAACTTGCAAGACCTAGCTGATGCTACAGGTCAAACTATTGATGACTTGTTAGGCCAAACAGGTACAGCTTTAACTGATTTAATTAACGAAACTGATACTGCTTTAGAAGACTTAGTAACGGAAGCGGGAACGTCTATTGATAATTTAGTAGGGGATGCCGCAGACGATTTAGACAGTTTAGCGAACACAGCGGCTACTATATTAGAAGAGTTGTCTACCAGTACAGGGACAAGTATTGAAGACCTTATAAGCGGCACTGGTACTACCTTAGCTGACATGGCTGACGCTACTGGTCAGTCTATAGAAGACTTGTTAGGTGGTGCAGAAAGTGGTTTAGCTGACTTAGCTGATGCTACTGGTCAAACAATTGAAGAGCTACTAGAAAGCGCAGGGACTAGCTTAGAAGAGTTAGCGGAAGCAACAGGGTCATCTATTGACGATTTAATTGACGGAACCGCAGGTACGCTAGAAGACCTAATAGACGTTACTGGAGAGTCTATTGATGGTCTAGTAGGGACAGCAGAGTCTAACTTAGATGAACTATCTAACGCTACGGGTAAGACTCTTGATGAGCTATTAGGCGGGACAGGTGATGCTTTAGAGGACATGTTAAATTTAGCGTTAGGTGGTTTAGGTGGTATATTAGGAGCCACTAGTGCAACCGCAGACAGCATGTTAAAAGCCGCAGAAGCAGAAAGACTTACAAAGTTAGCCTCAAGAACTACAGATGATTTGTTTGGAGATATGTTTGAGTTTGATACAAAGATTGAAGATACTCAAGAACTTGTTGATTTTTTATATACAGAAAAAAGGAATAGAGGATGACTTACCTACAACTAGTAAACAGTGTTTTAAGAAGACTGCGGGAAGACGAAGTATCCGCTGTCTCACAAAACGCTTATTCTAAACTTGTTGGGGAGCTTGTAAATGAAGCCAAGCAAACAATAGAGCAAACTTGGGATTGGACAGCACTTAGGACTACTAAGGCTATCAACACTTCTCAAGGTACGTATACCTACACAATTACTGGCTCTCAAAATCAAATGAAAATACTTGATCTTATTAATGATACAAGTAATACATTTATGCAACGCAGAGGCTCTAGTTGGATGCGTAACGTATATTTAAATCAAGATGCTCCTGAAGGGTCTCCTTTTTATTATACGTACAAAAGCGTAGACAGTAACGGAGATAATACGTTTGATGTTTATCCTTCTCCTGATGGTGTTTATTCTCTTAACTTCAATGTTGTACAGCGTACTCCTGATTTGTCAGCCGATACGGATAGACTAACAATACCTAACCACCCTGTTGTTTTACTTGCAACTGCGTTAGGTGCTAGAGAGCGAGGAGAGACAGGCGGTACTAGTGCTGTAGAGCAGTTTGGTTTAGCTGACAGAGCTATAGCTGATGCAGTGGCTTTTGATGCCGCACAATTCCCTGATGAAACTATTTGGACGGCTGTTTAATGGCTCAACAACTACAACCGCTAACAATTGCGGCCCCAGGATTTGCGGGGATAAACACACAGGATTCACCTATTGGTCTTGATCCTTCCTTTGCGTCAATTGCAGACAACTGTGTTATTGACCAATTAGGTCGTGTAGGCGCTCGTAAAGGCTATGAGCCTGTTACAACAAACGGTGCTAGTGTTTTAGGCACAAGTAAAGGCATTGAGGCTATATTTGAGTTTACTGAATATGACGGTTCTATTACTGTTTTTTCAGCGGGAAACAATAAAATATTTACAGGAACAACTACGCTTACTGATGTTACACCTAGCGGTACAAACATTACAGCAAACAATTGGAAGATAGTGTCTTTAGCCAATAATTTATTTTTTTATCAAAGAGCGCACAAGCCTTTGCTTTATGATGGAACCGCCCTAACAGAAGCGGAAGACGCTTCTAACGCTTCAGGTACACAGCCACAAGGCAATGAAGTATTAGCGGCTTTTGGTAGGCTTTGGGTTGCTGATTTAACAGCAGACAAGCACACTATTTATTTTAGTGACTTACTACACGGGCGTAAATGGTCTGGTGGTTCTTCAGGTAGCCTTGATGTTACTAGTGTATGGCCTACAGGTTATGACGAAATAACATCAATAGCGGCACACAATGACTTTTTAATTGTTTTTGGCAAGCGGTCTATTCTTGTTTACAGTGGAGCAAGCGTTCCTGCAACCATGACCTTAGCAGATACAATTGCAGGTGTTGGTTGTATTGCAAGAGACTCTGTTAAAAACACAGGTGTTGATTTAGTATTTTTATCTGAAGATGGTGTGCGTAGCTTTCAACGTGTTGTACAAGAAAAATCAATGCCTATGCGAGACATAAGCAAAAACGTGCGTAGTGAGCTAACGTCTTTAGTTAGAATACAGAACTCACCTATCAAAGCACATTACAGTGCTGATGAAGCTTTTTATCTGTTATCTCTTGAAACGTCAGAAATTGTTTATTGTTTTGATATGCGGTCTGCATTACAGGATGGCTCACACAGAGTAACAACATGGTCTGTTATTAATCCACTGTGTTACGCTTTAACAGCTAATGGTAATACTTACATAGGTAAACCAACAGGGATTGTTGAGTACAGCGGATACTTAGATAACGCAGAGAAATTCCAAATGCGTTATTTTAGTAATCCTGTAGATTTTGGCAATTCTTCTAACTTAAAGTTTTTGAAGAAATTTAACTTAACAATTATTGGTGGTCAAAACACAGAAACTGCTTTAAACTGGGGTTATGATTATTTAACAGATTACAGCAAACAATCATTTAATTTTGGAACAAGCAATTTAGCTGAGTACGGTGTTGCGGAATATAATGAAGCGGCTGAGTATTCCGCATCTATTATAATACAGACACCAAAAGTAAACGGATCAGGTAGCGGAAGCGTTGTTACCTTTGGCATTGAGGCGCAAATTAATGACGCGGCTTTTTCTATACAAAAAATTGACATATTAGCACTACTTGGGAGATTGATATAATGGCAAATGGGTTTTTAACTGATTTATTGAAAGCGGGAGCAGGTTATTATTCTTCGCAACAAGGAATCGGTGATGCGTTAGACATAGGTAGAGGAGCCTTAGGAGCGGCTACGGAAATGGGAGAAACAGCGGTAGGTACGTCTGCTTTTAAACCTTTTACTGTAACCACAGGAACAGGTAGCACAGCGGTTGACGCTACTGGCGGTTTTGACTTAGGTTTAACTCCTCAACAAATGGCACAACAGCAAGCTATGCAAGCCCAAGCAAACACTTTGTTTGGTAATGTAACTGGTGATGTGTCCCAAGCCTCTAGTGACCTGTACGGTCAAATTAGAGGTTTACAGATGCCTGAGGAACAACGTAGGCAACAGATGCTAAACCAACAGCTACAAGCCCAAGGTAGAGGTGGTTTACGTACTTCACAATACGGTGGAACTCCAGAGCAATTTGCTTTGTCTAAAGCTCAAGAAGAAGCAAAGAATGCCGCGGCATACCAAGCTAGATCACAAGCTTTAGGTGAGCAACAACAGCAGTTAGGTTTAGGTACAGGATTATTAGGTCAAAGCTATGTACCACAGCAACAACAACTGGCGGCTTTAGGTATGGGTGGAAACATGGCTAATCTTGCAAGCACAGGTGGTAGAACTGGCGCACAGCTACAAGCACAGTTAGGTCAGTCTGGTTTACAAGCTTTGCTACAGGCGCAACAAAATGCAGGAGCTATGAGACAAGGAAGAAATCAAGATTTAACAAGCCTACTTTTAGGTAGCGGTTCGGGAACAAACGCTGTAGGTGGTTTATTGACGGGCGGTAGTGGTCAAGATGGTTCAAACGCTAACCCATTTACAAATGATAGTTTTTTAGACCAGTTGTATGACACTCCGCAATGGCTAAGAGATTTAGACCCGTTTGGTTCTAGTGGTTGGTTATCAGGTTTATTTGGTGGAGGAGGTGAATAATGGCTGATTCAATAGATTATGCAGGAATGCTTACAGGCATTTCTCAAGACCCGAAAATGCAAGCAACAACTTTGCTAAGTAAAAATGCTTCAGGCATGGGGCCTATTGGACAAGCCGTTCAAGCAGGTCGGCCCATGTATCGTGAAATGGCGCGTGAGGGCTTAAGTGGACTAATGGGTAGAGATTTACGTAGTCCTTCTCAAAAGGCACAAGAAGAGCTTTCTAAAATAGGAAACCCCACAACGCCAGAACAAAAACAACAGGTTTTACAATTGTTGACAAGCATAGGTGATCCAAGAGCCGTTGCATACTCTAAGCAATTGGAGCTTGAAAAGAGCAACACAGCCGATAAAATTTCTTTAACTAATTATGTAAAAGAAAAGTACCCTAACGATCTTGAGTTAGCCAAGTTAGTAGAATCAGGAGTGGTTACTGTTGAAAATTTAAAAGAGTTTGTGTCAAGCCCTACAAAAAGTGGAACACAAGTAATACAAAGAGAAGTAAATGGTCAGATTAAAAATATTTTAATTAACTCTGGCACAGGAACAGATATAAAAGATTTAGGGGTAAAAACTTCTATTTCTGCTTTAGATGTACCCACTCAAGTTGTTCAACGATCTGTAAACGGTGTTTTGCAAAATGTTTTAATTAATTCTAACACAGGAGTTGACATAAAAACATTAGGCCCTAGAGAAAATCCTAATCTACGGACAGATACAATTTCAAGAAATATAAACGGTAGAGTACATACTATTTTAATTAACTCTGATACAGGAGAAGATATAAGAGATTTAGGCCCTTCTACAGATAAAGAAACCCAAATGAGTACAATTCTTGATGAAGTTACAGGTATTGAGCATCGTGTTATGTTGGACAATAAAGGAAACATACTTAAAACTATAGGTGTTTCAAAATTACCTACTTATAGAGTTCTTTCAAACGATGACGGAACATACCAAGTTGCGAATGACACTTTAGGTACTTTAGGGCCAAAAGTTCCTACGTTAGAGTCTGCAGAACAACAACAAGAAAGGTTTACTGTTTTATTGTCTAAAATAGCGGCTGTGGACAATACGTTAGGAACGGTAGAAGAAGCTAGAGCAGAAGTTACTAAAGGTGCTACAGGTTTTGATTATTTTGTTTTTTCAAGTCTTCCTTTTGACACAGACAGTAGAAGACTTAAACAGAGAGTAAGCACTTTACAGGCTAATTTAGGTTTTGATAAACTTCAAGCAATGAGGGATGCTTCACCAACAGGCGGTGCTCTTGGTCAAGTGTCTAATCTTGAATTAAATTTATTAGTATCAGCTTTAACAGCTTTAGACGGTGTTGCTAGTCCAGAGGATTTTAATAAGCAACTTGATAAAGTAAAAAAACATTATAGTAACTTTAAAAAAGCACTTTTAGGACAAACTCCTGATATTGATTTTAACTCTTCCGTTTATCAAGGTTTAGTAACCGTACAAAACAATGTAAGGTACATGAAAGACCCAAATACGGGAGAAGTTTATAACTTAGGTAAGGTTAAAAAATGAATACATACGATAAAGTAACTGATCCAGAATTACTAGCTTCTTTGTCTTTTGATACTAACTTCCAATCGCCTGATACTTTTGAAGTAGTAAAAGACCCTGATATACTAAATTCTTTAAAGGATAGTTTTTCTATTGAAATTGATTCAGCTTTAGACCAAAGCCTAAGAAATTTAGTTAGTCCTGAACCTGAAGACCCTAAAACATGGGCTGATTGGATTTCTCCTTTATTAGAAATAGGTAGCTCTATGGCTGTTGTTGGCCCTGCTACAGCTAAAGGTGCCGCTATAGGAACACCTGCGGGGCCTTTGGGAGTAATAGGTGGTGGTTTAGCTGGGGGAGTAGTTGCTTCAGCAGTCGCGGTCTACGCAAGCAGATTTGCGGGAGAGGGAGCAGAAGCGTTAATAGAGGGCAGGGAGTTTAACCCTGACAAAGCAATGCAAGAAGCTTTAGATTCAGCACAAACAGATGCTTTGTTTTCTACAGCGTTTGGTGTTGCTTTTCCTGTAGCGGCTAAAGGCTACGGAGCAGGAAAAACTCTTATAAAAGACAAGTCTGTTTTAAGTGAGTCTCAAAAAGAAGTAATAGTAGAATTACAAAAAAAATTAAAAACCTATAACGCTAGTTTATTACCTAGTATGGTAAAACCTGATAACAAAGTTGCTGAAGTTTTAACAAGCATTGCTAAAGTTTCTCAGGTTACTAAAGGTACTGTTAATAAGTATTTAAACGCTTATGGAACATACATGGGAAACCAAGCGGAACAATTGTTGCTTCAATTTAAAGCGGGTGGCCCTACAAAACAAGGTGAATTGCTACAGGGGTTAATAACCCAAACTGACCAAGCTCTAAGAGAAATTGTAGAACCTCTTTATAAAAATATAGATGCTTTAGGGAAAGGCGTAATAGTCAAAGCCGAAAAAAATGCTGTAAATTTAGCAAGCGAGTTAAAAAATAGTTATAGGGCAAAAACAACATATAATAAAAAAGGTGACGCTATAGAAAATTTTGCGTACCCAACTTCAGAGACTAAAAAAGCTGTTGAATACTTAGAAACATTACCTAATGATTTAAACTTTTTTGAGGCACATAAAAGACTTTCTGATGTAAAAGCAAGGCTTTCTAAAGCAACTACAGCCGCCACTAAAGACCCTGACAGAATAAAAGTTTTAGGGGCAACTGCTGATTTATTACAACAGTCTATGGATGACGCGGCTAATCTTCTTAGTCCTGTTTTAAAAAAAGAATATAAACAAGTTACTCAAATGTACAAAAGAGGTAAAAACGTTGTAACAGGTACTTACTTAAAAAAAGCATTGGAAGTTAATGATCCTTCAGAAATAGGAGCAATGCTAACTAAGGACGGCCTTACTTACGGAATTAAAGAAATTCAACAATTAAAAAAATTAGCATCTGAATACAAAGCTAAACTTCCTAAGGGAAGTAAAATAAAAGGTTTGGATGTTGACCCTATAGAGGGAATCCGTAAAGGGTTTTTAGCTGAAATTTTAAAAGTAGGGCCAGAAGGTTCTATACAGTCTTTTCAAAAGTTAAGAACTAAACTAAGCGAACCTCGTTTTAAAGAAACTTTTGATGCTTTATTTGAAGGAACAGTCTCTAAGAAAAAAATAGACAATTTATTTGAGGAGTTAGCTGTTTTAGAGAGAGTTCAATCAGGAGGATCAGGGTTTCAATTAGCGGTAGCGGGTAGAGAAATAGGAGCGATTTCTAATCCTAAAATTAACATACTTTTGCGAAGTTTTATTCCTTCTTTTTTAGCAAATAGAGCTATAGCGGGTAAAAACATAGATAAAGTAATTAATTTAATTAAAACAGCAAAAGCAACAACTGCTAAAGGGGTGCCTTTACCTAAACAATACGCAGAAAGATTACAACAACTTTTAACAGGACAGAAAGTAGGGTTAGGTTTAGG